TCCTGTGCGCTCGTGAATTCCAGACTTCAATCAAGGATTCTGTCCACAAGTTGCTGTGCGACCAGATCGTTGATATTGGCTTGCTAGACTTCTACGAAATCACTCAGAACAGCATCCGGGGCAAGAACGGGACGGAATTCGCCTTTGTTGGCCTGAAGAACAACGTTGCGAACGTAAAAAGTTTCGAGGGAATTGACATCTGTTGGTGCGAGGAGGCACAAAGTATCAGCAGAAACTCTTGGAACGTCCTGATTCCGACCATCCGTAAGGAAGGTTCTGAAATCTGGGTTAGCTTCAACCCGGAACTAGAGACAGACGAGACTTACCAGCGGTTTGTACTAAACCCGCCTGATAACTGTGTCTCGGTCAAGATCAACTGGAATGACAACCCGTGGTTTCCTGAAACCCTGCGGTTGGAGAAAGACAGCCTCAAGAACCGCGACCCTGCTGCCTATAACGTGGTCTGGGAAGGTTTGTGCCGCCAGACTGTAGATGGGGCTATCTTTGCCCGTGAGATGCAGATGGCTGACCTTGAGGGGCGCATCACCAAGGTCGGCTATGACGCCACAAAGCCTGTCCATGCCATATTTGACTTGGGATGGGCAGATGCCACAGCAATTTGGTTCCTGCAGTTTATTGGGATGGAAACTAGGCTAATTCGGTATATTGAGGGCAATCAGAAAACGATGTCTGAGTATCTTGCCCAGATGCAGACTTTCGGTTATGTTTACGATACTTTGTGGCTACCGCACGATGCCCAAAATAAAACGCTAGCAGCAAACGGCAGGAGCATTGAGGAAATCGTAAGGGCGGCAGGCTACAAAACGAGGATTCTGGACAGGGTTCCGGTGGCTGACTCAATCAACGCTGCCCGAACAATGTTCCGAAATTGCTGGTTTGATAGGGAAAATTGCCATGATGGTCTACAATGTCTCAGGCATTATCGGTACGAAGTTGACCCAGAAACGGGCCAATTCAGCCGTAATCCGTTGCATGACCATTACTCACACGGCGCAGACGCATTCAGGATGATTGGGCTTATGGTGAACGAACCCAAACAACCAAGGCGGGTCAGACCATTGCAAAACGCGCCGCTTTCTTACGGATGGATGGGCTGATATGGCTGAAAAAGAAGTTAGCGACTACAACCCTCTAATCGAGGAAGCAAAGCAATTCCTTAAACTTGCCAACGATTCAGACACCATGAATCGGCAAGAGGGGCTAGAGGATTTGAAGTTCGTTAACGGCGACCAATGGCCCGTTGAACTGCAAAACAGCCGAAACCTAGAATCCCGTCCCGTTCTGACGATCAACAAACTTGACGGTTACTGCCGCCAGGTGGTCAACCAAATCAGGCAACAGCGCCCCCGTCCCAAAGTGCATGGGATGAACTCCCAGGCTGACGCAAAGGTTGCCCAAGTCCTCCAAGGCATCATTCGCCATATTGAGGCCAACTCCAACGCTGACAACGCCTATGACAATGCTGTCGACTATGCCGTTCGCATGGGTTGGGGCTATATCCGTATTCGTACAGACTACATCTCTGACGACTCATTTGAGCAGGAAATCTACATCGACCCGGTAGACAACCCGTTCACCGTCTATTACGACCCGAACAGTATCCTGCCTGACGGATCAGATGCCGAGCGCGTGCTTATCACCACCATGATGAGCAAAAAGGCTTTCTCTGACCAATACCCGGACGCAGAGGTTGATTCTTTCCAGCAGCGCGGAACGGGCGACAGCCAGTCCGAGTGGATTACTAAAGAGGATATTCGCCTAGCCGAGTACTTCTATACGGTTCGCAAGGAAACTGAACTGGTGATGCTGTCCGATGGGACTACGGTTTACAAGGACGAACTGCCATCAGACGAAGTGTTAGCCGCTGCCAACATCCAGATTCTTGACAGACGCCGCACCGTTAAGAAGGAAATCCGCTGGTGTAAGCTGACTGCCATCGAGGTGCTTGAGGAAAAGGTTTTTCCTGGTCGCTATATCCCGGTTATCCCGGTTTACGGGCGTCATGTGGTTATTGGCGACAAGCGTAAAAAGTTCGGCATGGTGCGTCACGGCAAAGACGCCCAACGGATGTATAACTTCTGGCAGACCAGCCTTACAGAATCTGTGGCGCTGGCTCCCAAAGCCAAGTGGCTCATGGCAGAGGGTCAGGACGAGGGCCACGAGAACGATTGGGCACAGGCTAACGTCAAGTCCTACCCTGTCCTGAGATACAAACAGACGGACATTGACGGACGCGCCGCCCCTGCGCCCCAACGCCTCCAGCCAGAGCCGCCAGCCAACGGCATCATGCAAGCGACAGTCGCCATTGATGACGACATCAAGACCCTGATGGGCATCTTTGACCCGGCTCAACTCAAGCAAGGTAATATCTCCGGGAAGGCTTTGAATGGTCAGCAACAGCAGATTGACCTGACAAACTTTGACTTTTACGACAACTTCACTAAGTCTTTGGCCCAGGTTGCCCGGATTATTCTGGACATCACGCCCACGATTTACGACACCCAACGGGTATTGCGGATCATTGGAGATGATGGAAAACCTGAGATGGTGACTGTCAACGAGAAGGACGCCGTTGGCAAGGTTCTGAATGACGTTACTGTCGGTCGCTACGATGTGGTCATGGAAACCGGCCCTGGATACAATTCCAAGCGCCAAGAGGCTGTAGAGGCCATGATGCCGCTTCTGACGGGCAATAACGACCTGTTCAAAGCTGCTTCTGACCTAGTGTTCCGTAATATGGACTTCCCCGGCGCAGACATGATTGCCGACCGCCTTGCTGCCATGAATCCTCTGGCCCAGATTGACGAGAAATCTGATGTGCCGCCCCAGGTTCAGATGCAACTCAAACAGGCCCAAGCGCAGGTTCAGCAGATGCAACAGCAAATGCAAGCCATGCAGATGGCCATGAAACAGCGTCAGGACATTGAGCAGGTCAGACAGGATGCCGAAACCAAGCGCAAGCTGATGGATGTCACGGCGCGTGCCCACAATACCGAAACGATGGCAGAGGTGCGGGTCAACGACCAGAATACTCGCTCAATTACGTCCCAGAATAAAACGGAAATTGACGCAATTGTTCAGCTTTTGCTGCATCACATGGATACGTCACGCTTGAATGCGGAGATTGACCGCAGAAATGCCGAGCAGATGGGATATGCCCAACTTGCCGCCCAAGACATTGAACATGGAGCCAATCCGTTTACAGGTGGCTTGACGCAGTAACCAATTCGGTCTATATTGACCAAGCCTACCCATGGGTTTCATGGGGCAAATTCTTAGGGTAATACCTATGTCGAACGAAAAAAGTGCTGGATCAGTAGTGACCAGCGAAAACTCAGCGGATTTTTATGCAGAGAGATTAGGTTTAGCCGAAAAGCCAACTGAGGCTGTGGCTGTTGAGGAAAAGGCGGAAACGCCAGCCGAAACAGAGCCGGTTGCAGAGGGTGAAGGGAGTGAACCTACTGAAGCAGACGCCGCAAAACCGCAGGAGGAACGCAAGCAAAATCCAAAACTTGAGAAGCGTTTTTCAGAGATAACTCGCCAACGGGAAGAAGCGCGTAAAGAAGCGCAACGGGAACGTGAAGCGAGGATGCAACTGGAAGATCGGTTGAGGCAGTTAGAGCAAAAGTCTGCACCACAAGTGCAGGAGGCTCAAGACGGTAAGCCAAAACCAGAGCAATTTGAGGATGCTTTCAAATACGCTGAGGCTCTAGCCGAGTACACAGCCAATTTGAAGATTCAGCAGATGAAGCAGGAAACCGAACGGGAAAAGTTTGTGAAAACTTGGGCCGAGAAGGTGAATGCGGTAAAGGATGAGTTGCCCGACTTTGATGACATGGTGGCATCAAGCGATGTGGTTGTACCCAATCATGTGCGCGATGCGATTATGGACAGCGACCATGGTGCAAAACTTCTTTACCATCTTGCTGAAAACCCTGAGATTGCCCAGAAGATCGCTGGTTTGCCTCCGATTAGCGCATTGAGAGAAATTGGAAAACTTGAGGCACGTTTTGAGGCTAAACCCCAAGAAACG